ACGCTATGGCTTTCCCCGATGCACAGCCGGGAGAACCGGGCTACGGGCTAACTAATTATGGTTTAGGATACATGCGGCGAAAGGGTCAGCAGATACCAGGCGAAGCGCCTGCAGATGTCGGTGATCCTGATCCTAACGCTATGGCTTTCCCCGATGCACAACCGGGAGAACCGGGCTACGGGCTAACTAATTATGGTTTAGGATACATGCGGCGAAAGGGTCAGCAGATACCAGGCGAAGCGCCACCGCCTCAAGCTGATACACCACCACCGACTCCACCCCAAGCTCGTAACTACGGTGTAGACAGAGCAGGCAAACCTTTAACAGAAGCTGCCTATAACTGGATTATTAGCCGAGGCGGGAAAGACTTAAACAATGATGGAAGAATTAATTCGCAAGAACTAGAAGCGTATCACACCGCTCAAGCTGCTCCTCCACCACCGCCACCACCGCCTGTATCTCAAAATCTTTTGGGTGGCCAGATGTACGCCAACCAACCATCAGCAACTGCCAACATGACAACAATGCAAAATCCATATGTCTTTGGTGGATATGGTGCTCCGCCATCAATGCCGTATGCGGGAATGGCTACTCCCCAGATTCCTTCAATCATGGGGATGTCTCCTCAGGCATACTATGGCGGTTCTGCTCAAGTAGGTATGGCTGATCCAACACAAAGAGTGTCGTAGGCTGGTTAAATGGATTCAGTAAATTTAGCAAACTTTATACATGAAAAGATAAAGCAACTTGAAGGCGACAGAGTCGAGTATGTTTCAAGTGGCAATATCAAAGACATGGAGGATTACCGATTCGTAATGGGTGAATTATCTGCGCTTCGCACCCTGCGAGATGAACTTAGGAAAGCGTTGCAAAGTGAAGGAGATTTCGATGAGTGATCTGGCAACAGACATAATCGCAGAACCGTCTTTAAAAGACGCATATGTACCAGAAGAAAGCAAAATTTTAGATCCAACTGTTCTAGATAAATCACTAGTGGAACGGATGCCAACCCCGGTTGGGTGGCGTTTGCTGGTGTTACCTTACAAAGGGAAAGGAAAAACGGATGCCGGTATTCTGTTAACTAAACAGACTACTGACAGAGAAAGTTTAGCGACTGTAGTGGCTTATGTGCTAAAGGTCGGTCCTATTGCGTATCAAGATGAAGGCAAGTTTGCTGGAGAAGCTTGGTGCAAAAAAGGCGATTGGGTGCTAATAGGCAGATATGCAGGTGCTCGTTTTTCTTTAGAGGATGATGCTGAAGTACGAATCATTAATGATGATGAAGTTATCGGCACCATATTAAATCCCAACGATATTAAAGCTTTGTGAGGTAGGTCATGACAGAAGAAACTTTAAGCGATGCTCTCGCTAATTTAAACGATGACAATATAAAAAAAGCTGCTGTTCCAGAGAACATGAGAAAAACTTCTTCTGAAGTTCCTCAGGAAGAGTCTACTTTTATAGAGTTAAGTGATGAAGATGTTGCCGCAGTCTCTCCTATTACTAAAGACGAAGTTCGTGAGGATTTTGACAAAGCTCCTATAGGTGAAGACGAACAAGAGCTAACTGAGGTAGAAAAAAAATCAAGGACAGCCCAGGGCCGAATTAACCAGGCTGTTAAGCAGGCTAAAGATTATCAGCGCAGAGAGCTTCAAGCTTTGCAATACGCCAAACAATTGCAGGAAGACAACAAAAAGTTATCTTCTCAAGTGCAACTCACTAATCAGACAACAGCAGATGAAAATTTAAAAATTTCAAAAAGCTATAAGGATGAGTTTGAAGGCAGAGTAGAAGCAGAGGCGCAATCTGCAAAAGCTTCTTTGACTAAAGCTTATGAGTCTGGCGATCCTGAATCAATGGCTAATGCTCAACAAGCATTAGCTAGGGCAGAATCTGAAAGAAGCTCTCTTGAGCAATATAAGAGAGAATTAGCCCAGTACGAAGTGGATATGCAGGCCTGGAATCACAACCAAGCAAGACAGAGGCAAGCTGATGAAGCTCAGTACCAGCAGCAACAGCAGCGGCCTCAACAACAACCTCAGTATTCTGAGCCTTCTCAAAAGGCTCAAGGGTGGGCAGAAAAGAATGAATGGTTTGGTGTTGATAAGATAATGACAAGCACAGCCATGGTAATACATCAAGAATTAGCTGAGTCTGGAATTGACTTAGAGTCTAATGAATACTATTCTAATTTGGACAATAGATTACGCGAAGAACTTCCAAACAGGTTCAAAGCGGAAAACAACGCAGGAAACAGCGGAAAGCCCGTCCAAACCGTAGTTTCCGGTACGCGCACAACAGGAAATGGACGCAGTCAAAACGACCGTAGAGTTGAGCTTACCCCTAGTGAGCAGGCATTAGCCAAGAAACTAGGTGTTCCGTTCAAGGAATACGCGAAACAAAAAATGAGGTTACAGGCATCATGACAAGCAATAAAACTGCTGGATCGAAGAGAGCCCCAAGGAGTCAAACTGCTAGGGGTAGCAAAACGACTAGGCAACCATGGAAGCCGCCTCAGGCACTAGAAACACCAGAAGCACCGGAAGGTATGCGTTATCGGTGGATAAGAACTCATATTCGTAATGAAGATGACAAAACTAATGTCCATAAAAGATTTCAGGAAGGTTATGAGCCTGTGAATCCATCTGAGGTTGAAGGCTTTGATTTGCCTACAATTGACGAAGGGAAACACGCTGGAACTGTTGGCGTTGGTGGGTTGCTTCTTGCCAAGATACCGGAAGAAACGGCAAACGAAAGAAACGCTTATTACGAGCAGCAGACTGAAAATCAGATGAATGCTGTAGATAATAATCTTATGCGTGAAAGCGATCCTAGAATGCCGATACATCAAGAACGCAAAAGCAAGGTGACGTTTGGTGCTTCTGGTAAAAACGATTAACTTTTGATTGTGTTTATTAAGGAGAACTAAGAAATGGCAAATAAAGATGCCCCTTTTGGACTCCGTTATGTGCGTAACCTGCAGGGAAATTATAACTCTTCAGGTCAATCTCGTTACAGGATAACAACTGCAGATGCGACAAACGCTACTAACATCTACCAAGGCGACATTGTTGCCCAAGGTACTGCTGGTATTGTTACTCGTATTGCGAGAGCCGATGGAGGTAGTGCTACTAGCACTATTATTCTAGGCGTATTTAATGGATGTTTTTATACAGATCCAACTACTAGCAAGCCAACATGGAGCAATTATTGGCCCGGAAACGCGGCCACTGATGCAGTAGCTTTTATTTTCGACAGTCCTATGGATGTGTTTGAAATTCAAGCTGATGCTGCTTTCCCTGTTGCTGACTTGTTTGGTAACTTTGATGTTGTTGATAACAGCGGCACAGGAAGCTCTGATAGCGGTATTTCATACCTCGAGCTTGATGTGTCTACTGGAGCAACAACTGCTGCGTTACCTGTAAAAGCCCTGGATATCTCTCAAGATCCTGAGAATTCAGATGTAAGTACAGCCAACACTAACGTGCTTGTCACCATACAGAATCATCTGTTTGGTCAGAAGCAAGTTGGTTTAGCGTAAAGGGAGGTTGAATAAATGGCAATTTCACGCGCACAACTAGCTAAAGAACTTGAGCCTGGCCTTAACGCCTTGTTTGGCATGGAGTATGATCGTTACGAAAACGAACATGCAGAAATCTTTGACACCGAATCTTCAGATCGTGCATTTGAAGAAGAGGTTTTGATTGTTGGTTTTGGTAATGCTTCTGTTAAAGAAGAAGGCCAAGGCGTTCAATTTGATAGCGCAAGCGAAGGTTTCACGGCTCGTTACACTCACGAAACAGTAGCTCTTGCATTCGCGCTTACTGAGGAAGCCGTAGAGGATAATCTTTACGACCGACTTGGGGCTCGTTATACAAAGGCTCTTGCACGAAGCATGGCTCACACCAAGCAGGTAAAAGCTGCAAACGTATTGAATAATGCGTTTAGCGCAAGCTTTACTGGCGGTGACGGTGTATCTTTGATTAACACCGCACACCCTCTGTCTAATGGTGGAACCATTGCTAACCGGGCTACGACAATGGCAGATCTTAACGAAACGTCATTGGAAAATGCTTTGATCAACATCTCAACTTTTGTTGATGACCGAAACATGATCTTGGCCCTTCGGGGAACCAAGTTGATTGTTCCGCCTCAACTTCAGTTTGTTGCTGATAGGCTGCTTGAAACCCCAGGAAGAGTTGGTACAGCAGATAATGACATCAACGCAATCAAGAACATGGGACTGTTGCCGCAAGGCTACTCAGTTAACCATTTCTTGACAGATACTGATGCATTTTTCCTTATGACTGACTGCCCTGATGGGTTTAAGCACTTTGAAAGAACTCCGATCACCACTTCTATGGAAGGTGATTTCGATACAGGTAATGTTCGCTACAAAGCTAGAGAGCGTTACTCATTCGGATTCAGCAACCCAAGATGTGTCTTCGGATCTCAAGGCGCTTAAAAGGTTTCATGTGAAACCATGGAGGGGGGGTGTAATGCCCCCCTTTTAATTGTAGTATAATGACGCTATGCGTTGGTTCTAGGAGGAACTGTTATGCCTACTCATTTTCGCACTGGTGTTTCTAATCAAGTACCAGGCAATCCTTTATTTGAATTTCCTTACTTAGATCCTTCTAAGTATGTAACTTATTTTAATGATTTTTTCACTTATCATGCTGATGAGTGGACGATCACTACAACTGAAGCTGGAACTGGCAGTGCTACTGAAGCTCTCGAAAGTGGTTCTGGCGGACTGTTATTAATCACTAACGCTGCTGGAGATAACGATTTAGATTTTCTTCAGTTAAAAGGTGAAGCTTTTAAATATGTTTCGACTAAGAACATGTTTTTTAAAGCAAGATTTAAAGTTAGTGACGCTACCCAATCTGATTTTGTTATGGGCCTTGGTATTGCTGATACCTCTCCGCTCGATACAACAGATGGAGTCTTTTTCATAAAAGCTGATGGTGCTGCCACCATGGATTTTCTTGTTGAAAAAGATAACTCTGCAACAACTAATAGTTCAGTTGCTACGATATCTGACGATACGTTTTTAACGGCATCTTTTTTCTATAATGCTAAAGGGGGAAGTTCCAGTTCCGGTAATGGAGCCTTTGAAGTGTTTATAGATGACGCAAAAGTTGCAACTCAAACTACGTTAACAAACGCGCCTGATGATGAAGATCTGACTATTAGCTTTGGTATCCAAAATGGAGCAGCTGCAGCCAAGACAATGACAATTGACTATATTCTGGCAGCAGTTGAGCGATAATTGTAAGAGAGGTAGCTTGCTATGGCCCTTAAAGGTTCAGGTAGTGATGTAACATCCAGCTTTATAACGGCTGCTGCCGCAGATCCTAATGGTATTAGCACCGTTGCTACTATTAGTGGTGCTGCTAATTTAACTATTAATGGTGCATTGGCTGATGGGGGATCCGTTACGATGGATTGCCCCAGGAACGTCACCATATTATCTGCCGCTGATGACTCAGGTATTACGTTTACAGTCACTGGAACAGATGAAAGCGGAACTGCTATAACTGAAGTTATAACAGGCGCTGATTCTACTACTGCAACAGGAAGCAGTTTTTTCCAGACCGTTACCCAGATAGCAACTTCAGGTTCTTCTACAGGTAACGTAAGCGCAGGATCTGGTACAAGTTGTTCTGGTGTTATTTCAGCATCAAGATGCCGGTTGCGTGGTATTTATGTAGTCAATGGAAGCGGTGCTGCAACTATAGTATTCAGAGAAGGGTCTGGCACAGGCACAGTTGTCATGAAATTTGCGACTATTGCAGGAGCAAGTACGAACTCTTACCCTGATGTACCGGATGATGGTCTTTTGTTTAAAGCTGGAGGATATGTAACTTTTACTGCTGTTACAGATCTAACTGCAATGACAACATTCTTTTCTTAAAGGCATTGGCAAATGGCTACATCAGGTAGTAGAGACTTTGAGCCAGATGTTGCGGAATATATTGAGGAAGCATTTGAACGATGTGGCTTAGAATTTCGCACAGGTTATGACGGGGTTACCGCCAGGCGATCCCTTAACCTTCTGTTTGCTGATTGGGCAAACAGAGGACTTAATCAGTGGACGGTTACAAATACATCAACCACATTAACTGAAGCTGATGAATATATTGATTTGAGTGCTTCAACGATTGATGTTCTTGATGTTGTTATTCGTAGGACTGATGGCAGCACAACTACCGATATAGCAATGCAACAAGTAGGTAGATCTGAATACTGGAATATTCCAAACAAATCTACCAAATCGCGTCCTACGCAATGGTTCTTAGATAAACAAATTATTCCTAGATTATATATTTGGCCTGCTGCAGAAAACAGCACTGATCAATTAGTCATTAATAGACTTGTAAGAATCGAAGACGCAGATGCAAGTGTCAATACGGTAGATATGCCTTTTAGATTTTATCCATGTCTTGCTGCGGGATTGGCCTATTACATTGGACTGAAAAGAGCTCCTGACAGGATTCAAGTGCTCAAAGGTATTTACGAAGAAGAGTTTAAAAGAGCATCAGATCAAGACGAAAGCAGAGCTTCTTTTAGAGTCTCCCCTGGTATTGCATCTTCCAGGAGAGCCTGATGGCGTATGCGGCTGGCAAATATGCAATTGCCATATGCGACAGATGTGGCTTTGAAAAAAAATACTCTAAGCTAATAAAAGAATGGACCGGCTTCATGGTCTGTTCTGAATGCTATGAACCAAAGAGCCCACAACTAATCCCCCCTAAACATATTGCAGATCCTGAGGCTTTAAAAAATCCTCGCCCTCAAACAGGCTTAGAAGAGCAAAGAACCATTCAGTGGGGATTTGATCCGGTTGGATTTATGGGAGATGAGGCTTTAACGCCAAATACCCTGCGTGGTAATGGAGAGGTTGGTGAGGTTGAGGTAACCACAACATGAGTTTTACATATGCAACTTTAAAAACAGCGGTCCAAGATTACTGTGAAACAGCAGAAACCACTTTTGTTGCTACGCTTCCAACTTTTATAAAAGAAGCAGAAGAAAGAATACTGAAGAATGTTGAAATTCCAGTATTTAGAAAAAATCAAACTGGGGCGTTAACTTCTGGAACCCCTTACCTAGCAATGCCTGATAAATTTCTTTCGCCATACAGTCTTGCGGTGATATCAAGTAATGTTTATTCGTATCTGCTGCTTAAACATGTTTCTTTTATAAGAGATTACTCTCCCAACCCTGCAACAACTGGGTTGCCAAAGTATTATGCTTTATTTGATGATAATTTTTTTATTCTCGGACCAACCCCGGACGCGCCCGATGGCGAAAACTACACTGTTGAGCTACATTATAAGTTTAGGCCAGACTCGCTGTCTGCCGGTGCAGATAGCGGAACAACCTGGTTATCAATTAACGCGCCAGATGCTTTGCTTTACGGAACCTTAGTAGAAGCAGCAACATTCTTAAAAACACCTGATGAAGTTACTCTTTATCAACAACGATTTGATATGGCGATACAGGCATTGAAGAAGCTTGGAGAAGGATACGGGGCTAGAGATGAATTTAGATATGATATTGCTAAGGGATAGATATGTTTGATATGGAAATAAAAATGTCCCCTGGGGATGTTAATGTTCAGACAACATCTGGAAGAGGGCATACCTCGGAAGAGTTATCGGCAAATGCGGTAGCTAAAATAATTAGCATATCTGACACAGCAGATCCTGTATTGAAACAGCAAGCAGAAGCTTTTCGGGATAGAATGTTCTACGTTATAGTTGATGCTTTAAAACAAGCGATTAAAAGTGACAGGACCACACTTTATAATGAGTTTAAAAAACAAGGCCATGATGATGTGGCTGAAATATTGAGGAAATTATAATGGCTATATCTCAGGCAATGTGTACGTCTTTCAAGAAGGAGCTATTGCAAGGCATACACAACCTTACTAGCGGCAGTGGCGGCGGTACAACTACTACTACGGGATCAGGCAATGCGTTTAAAATTGCCTTGTATACTAGCAGTGCATCTCTTGGTGCTGCCACAACAGCTTATAGTGGCACTAATGAGGCCAGCGGAACTGGGTATAGTGGGGGAGGAAATGCATTAACCAATGTTACACCGACAACTTCCAGCACCACTGCGCTAACAGACTTTGCGGATACAACTTGGTCAAGTTCCAGTGTTACGGCAAGAGGCGCAGTAATTTATAACTCTTCCACCACGGCAGGATCGGCAAATAGAGCCGTTTTAGTACTAAATTTTGGTTCTGATAAAGCTTCATCGAGTGGAGATTTCACTATTACTTTTCCTACCGCTGACGCAAGTAGCGCGATTATTCGGATTGCCTAATGGCAGATGTTAATGTTGTTTTTGAGGGCTGGGACAGTATTACCCAAGGGTGGGGAGATGGCACTTGGGGCAATGATGTAGGATTTACGGCTCTTACAATCGGTCAAGGTAATGTTACGGTAAATGACGGCGGTGGGGTTACAGTATCTGCCTCTGGTGTTACTGGAACCTCAGCCGTTGGCAGCGTTACTATCGGAGAGGGGACAGGGGTTACAGTTACTGTCACCGGGAACTCTGTCACTGCAACCGCAGGTAATACCACAGAAGAGGCTGGCGGCGGTATATCAGTTGGCGTTACTGGGATAGGAGCTACCGGAAGTACATCTTCTGTGCTTATATGGGGCGATGTAGATACTTCACAGACAGTAACTTGGGTTGCAGTTAACACATCACAGACACCAAATTGGACAGATATAGCAGCATAGAGGAATAAACATGGCTACATACGTCAACAACCTACGAGTAAAAGAGATCGCCACCGGGGATGAATCGGGAACGTGGGGAACAAGCACTAATACCAACCTGGAGTTGATAGGTCAGGCGTTAGGCTATGGCACAGAAGGCATTACAACTAATGCTGATACGCATGCCTCTACAGTAGCTGATGGCGCAGCGGATGAGGCGAGAGCAATATACCTAAAGTATACGGGTACTTTAGACTCTGCCTGTACGATTACTATTGGCCCTAACACAATGAAGCGTTTTCAAATTATAGAAAATGCAACGAGCGGTAGCCAAAGTATCATTATAAGCCAAGGCAGTGGAGCAAATGTCACCATAGGTACTGGTGCGGTTAAGGCAGTTTACTTAGACGGTGCTGGCTCTGGAGCCGCAGTATTAGATGCCCTGGTTGATCTTGACTTAACAGGAACAACAACCGCCGCAGCAGTAACTGCTTCTGGTGCGTTAACCGGGGGTACAGTAGTCGCAGGAAGCTCCAGTGCTGGAACAACTGTTTCCGCAGGAGATATAGCTATTAAAAACGGTGGCGCTCAGTCTACTGTTAAGTTCTATTGTGAAAGCAGCAACGCGCACTACGCTCAGATACAAGCCCCCGCTCACTCTGCTTTTTCAGGGAATGTAACACTTACTCTACCTGCAACAACCAGTACGATTGTTGGGGATAGTGCAACTCAAACGCTTACTAATAAAACGCTTACTTCGCCTAAAGTTAATGAAGACGTAGCAGTTACTTCAACAGCCACTGAAATTAACATCCTAGATGGAGTAACGTCTACTACAGCAGAACTAAATTACCTCGACATTACTACGCTGGGATTGACCGCAGCATCAAAAGCTGTAACGGCGGATGCTAATGGTGTGGTAACAAATGACGCTGGTACTTCAGGAGAATACACAGCCGTTACTTCAAGCTCCAATGCAGTGTCCTTAAACTTACGGCTAGGTGATAACTTCAGTCATGATTTAACCGAAGCGACTACTGTTTCTTTTGCTAACCCTGCTGCAAGCGGAAAAGTCAGCACGGCTACGTTGCGGGTTATTCAAGGGTCTACAGCTAGAGCAATCACATGGCATAGTTCAATCAAGTGGGCTGGTGATACTGCGCCTACGCTCTCAACTGGAGATGATGACGTTGATGTTTTTGTCTTCTACACAGTAGATGCCGGGACGACCTATTACGGCTTTACTGCTGGACAGGACATGTCTTAATGAGTGGTGCCACTAAAATACTGATGGGTAGTGGTGCTGTTGACCTACCAAGCGATGATGAGTTTGATAACGTCAGTTTTCTAAGCCATTTTGATGGCTCTAACAATGGCACCAATAGTGCTTATGACGACGGATCAGCCAGCAACCATACAATAACTACCGCAGGAACTCCCCCTCAAGGAACCTTTAGTCCTTTTGCTAGAGTAGATGGGGAGTGGTCAAATTATTTTGCTCTTGGTGGCGATGCTCTTACATTTACAAATGATGCAACAATGTCGTGGGATGGAGACTTTACAATTGAGTTGTTTTGTAATGTCGGAACTATTGCTACAGAAGGTTCGACTAACCCCTCTCTGCTTCTTATCGGAAGTATACAGCTATATCTAAATGCGACTTCTGGTAGTCCGAACTTTGTCGCGTTGCATGTGGGCGGTGCTGACATTGTCGAAAGCGCGGCTGATTCTATTACAACTGGCGTTTGGCATCACATTGCCATTGTGAGGTCGGGATCAGGCACCAACAATCTAAGTTTGTACCTGAATGGTACAAGGGTTGACCAAGTAACAAACACGGCGACACTAGGCGGATCGTCAGGTACTTCAAGAATTGGTAATTACGCTGATAATCCAGCAGGTGGTATTAATGGGTATATGTCTAATGTGCGTATATTAAAAGGCACTGCCTTGTATTCTGGCTCAAGCATAACGGTTCCAACATCAGCACTTACTGCAATTACAAATACCAAGCTGCTAACTTGTCAATCTAATAGGTTTATAGATAATTCTTCGACAGGTTTTTCTCTTACAGTAGTAGAAACTCCTCGACCAGCCGCTTTTACTCCTATCCTAACCAGCAAGGTATATGACTCAGCGGTCAACGGGGCGGGCGCTTATTTTAATGGCTCCAGTGACTACCTGACCCTTGCATCTTCAGCAGACTTTGGAATGGGTACTGGTAACTTTACTTGGGAAGCGTGGATTTACCAGACATATCGACATGGATCATTGTGGCAGCAGTTATTCTCAACTGACAATTACTCTACTGGGAACAATATCAGCATCTGGCTCACCAGCTCTGGGACTGTTGCTATTTATTATGTAGGCGGCTCGTCTTCTTTTACAACTACCTCATCATTTCCAATAAATACTTGGACGCACATTGCTATTGTTCGCAAAGGAACGGGAACAAACGAGTTTTCAATCTACATTAACGGGGTGGCTGGCATTACAGGGACAATGGGAACAGATTTTCCCGATGATGGAATCACAATTGCACGGCACGGATCTGGTACTACCAATTACTACTATGGGTATATATCAGATTTTAGAATAGTAAAAGGGACAGCGGTATACACTGGCAACTTTACACCACCAACAGCACCGCTCACAGCAGTCACCAACACTAAACTTCTGCTCAACATGGCTGATGGGCAAGCAATTGATAGTGCAGCACAGAATAATATAACGCTAGTTGCTAATGCTGACAC